TTCGGACATAATTGGTAATACCAACTCTTGACATACTACAAATATCAGTGTATAATAGATACATACACTAGCAAACAAGGAGTGCTTTATGGCAACAGTAGCAGGCATTAAGATTAAACCCAAGGTTAAAAAAGAAAAAGTCACCAGCGTAAGCATCCGTGAGAATGCCAAACGCGACCACAGTCCTAAGTGGGACGGTGCCGAAACTTGGACTGGTGAGCAGTTCCTGCGTCACTTCCAAGGTGCCATGCGTTACTATCGTATGGAGTCCAGTGGCAAAGAACTTAAACCCAAAGTCATTGACTGGATGGGTCGTAATGGCTACGATCGCGACAGTATCAAAGAATTCAAAGATACCCGCGACGGCCGATGCGAGTTGACAGTAGGTGCCATTGCCGCTTGCCTGATCAAAGGCATGCCAGATTCTCATCCAGAGTTCAACGATGGTCGTAGCACAGTGGCTTGGCTCAAGGCAGAGATTGCTAAAATTGTCGATGACGGCAAGTGGGACGAAGCACCCGAAGAAGAAGTTAAGGTGGCAAAGACTGCGGTTCCAGTGTTTAACATTCAAGATCGTATCCGTGAACAAGCCGGAGAGATGAGTGAAGAGATCGATGCGGCCATTGACTCTTGGATTACAGATCCAGATGCTTTTGATCCCAAGGCATTTAAAATTGTTAACCTACTAAAAGGCAAGGGTGCCAAGGCTGCACAGGCTCGTTACATTCGAGGCTTTTTTACCAAGGGCTTGGAAGAGTTACAAGAGCTAGCCAGTGGCAAAGCAGATGAGCAGTTAAAAGAAGCATATAAGCATAACAGTCGCAAGAATGTTAATAAATTGATTGAGTTTTACAACAGCGTGATGGCGGCCTGTGAGCAGATTGCCGCAGAAGCCAAAGTGCTTAAGAAGCCACGTGCCGCTAAGGTTAAACCCGCAGAGGAATTGGTTAAGAAGTTGAAATTTATGTTGTCGGACACCAAGCTGGGCATTACATCAGCACCGCCGGCAACTATCATAGGTAGTCAGGGAGTGGTTGTTTTTAATACAAAGACACGCAAGATTGGTTATTACATTGCTAAATCTACAGCAGGTCTAGGTGTTAAGAATTCTAGTATTACAGAGTTTACTGACAAGAGTACGCAGAAAACTCTGCGTAAACCGCCGGAGCAGATCAAAGAGTTCAAAGAGCAAAACACACAGAAGCGTTTTGAAACTTGGTTTGCTAAAAATGTTAAAACTACAGAGACACAGCTCAATGGACGTTTTAATGAAGATACTGTTATTTTGAAAGTTTACAAATGAACGAAAAACTTAAAGAACTTGCTGTAGAAGCACAGGTAGAACATTGTATTAGTCACGTGCGTCTTGAGGAGTTTGCCGAGATGATTGTGAAAGACATTATGGAGAATCTATCGTTTCACGGACATGAAGATGCGGTCTCACAAGTACAGTGGCATGCCGCTAACAAATACGGAGTAAAGGTATGATTACTCTAAAAGAATGGATGGAAGTTGCTGACTATCGTATCACCGAAGGCGGAGACTACTATGGATTCGGCACTATTGGTTATGCGCTAACGTCATGGAACGGAGATCAGGATGGCTACAGCTTGGAGATCATCTTTGATCCAAAGACACAGGCTGTGTGGCAAGTTGAGGTATGCGACTATAAGCATCAACGTGCTTATCGTCTAACTAACACAGAATATAAAGATAAAGAAACTAATCCAAGCAAGGAAGCCTGGGACAATGTTCAATGGGTTGACCTAGAAAGCGACGATGACTGGATTCAAAAGGCGCTGGCTATTGTAGCAGGAGAAGACTACGACACTCGTGTAACTATTCCAATTGACATGCCTGATCGAGAACTTATGGCATTGTTCAAGGCCGCTCACGAAGCAGACATGACATTCAACGATTTTGTTGAAAAGATCCTACGTGAGAAACTTGCCGACGCTGGATTTGTTGAGCGGCTTAAGGAACAACATGACGTTGCCTGATGAAAGGTATAATGCGGTTATACGAACTCGACAGTTGTTGTTGAATCTAACTAACCCACAACATACTCCTAGAGTTCCTAAACTTGTTAGACAAGAAGCATTGTACTGTCTACGTCATTTTCCTACAGCATTTGATATGAAACAGGCTGAAGAACTAGCACCGCAGGTATTTGAAGAACGTATGGAACCATTGTATAGAATGGTCAAACAATATAACCGGGATAAAGAATGAAGATTGGACTAAGTTATAGTCGGTGTGTTAGAGACATTGTGGACGGCAAAGTGGATATCGATGATGTCCTAGTTATTGTTGCCCGCACTGACTTTGACCCACGTGATGACGAACAATGGAGAAGTATCTGGCAGGGCTACGATGGCGGCTCAAATTCATCAATGATACGTGGATACTTTGGAGGTAGTAACTCAGAATGGGCAGGTTATACCAATGAAGATCAATTCCGTAGTATTAGCATCGAACTACTAGAGCGAGGTAAACTACATCAGCCTCGCCAATTTGGTGCTCGCCCTAGCCGTTTGCCATACTACTGGCTCGAAGCAAGTTTACCAGCAGATGAACTAGAAAGCAATCCTGCTGTAAAAAAAGCCTGGGAACAATTCCAAATTGTTGCCGGATTATCTAAATCAACAAAAATTTTAAAGGATGATTTTTAATATGTTAGTACCAATGGTGGTTGAAAAGACCGGACAAGGCGAACGTGCCTTTGATATTTTTAGTCGATTGCTCAATGAACGTATTGTGTTCTTGAATGGACCAGTTGACGATCACAGCAGTAACTTGATTGTGGCACAGATTCTACATTTGGAAAGTGCTGACAGTGAAAAAGACATTCACTTCTATATCAATAGTCCCGGTGGTGTAATCACTTCAGGAATGGCTATCTATGACGTCATGCAGTTTGTCAAGCCAGATGTCTGTACCTACGTCATGGGTCAAGCCTGTAGTATGGGAAGTTTCTTGGCACAATCTGGCACTCCGGGCAAGCGTTATATGTTGCCACATGCTCGCCATATGATTCATCAGCCCAGCGGTGGTGCCCGTGGCATGCAGAGTGACATTGAAATTCAATACAAAGAAATCACACAGATGAAAACTATGTTGACTAATTTATATGTCAAGCATAATACCGCAGGCAAAACCTATGCTGAATTTGAGCGTGACATGGATCGTGATACATTTATGAGCGCCGAAGAAGCATTGGCTTATGGACTCTGCGATAAGATCGTTGAGCATCGCGGTTAAACTGTGGACTAAATTCTCCTGTAAGCGTCAGTAAATATAAACACTTATGGGAGAAAAATTATGGCACAAAATTTAATATTGGCATTTTTAATAACTGGCGGTATTATAGGATGGGGACTATTTGCGTTCACACTTGCTCAATTGATCGGCAATCGACAAAAAGAAATTACAATGATCAACGAGATCCAAGAGGATCTAAAAATTGTTAGACAAGAAATTAAAAACCTTAAATAACACTACAGCGGTCTCCGGACATCAACCCGCTATACAAATTCTGCTGCCTATGCTATTATTAACATAGGAGAACAAAATGGCAACCTTACAACCAGTACTGTACAAGTACACAAGCACCAAAGAGTATCATGACGCATTTCCTTGCGCCTATAGACAGTGGAGAGCAGATAGTCACTGTAATCTAATTCATGGTTATTCATTTAGCATGAAGTTTTTCTTTGGAACCAACGACTTAGATGTCCGTAACTGGGCCGCCGACTACGGTGGCTTAAAAGAATTAAAGAAGACCCTAGAAGATCAATTTGATCATACACTTATTGTAGCCGCAGATGATCCGGAGATGGAGACATACAATCTGTTGGTAGAAAAGAAAATGGCCAAAGTAGTTGTACTTCCAAAACTAGGCTGCGAAGGACTCAGTGATATGTTGTACAAATATGTCAATGGTGTTTACATTCCTGAAATGTGGGGACCAGGTGAGGCAGAGCGCCTTTGGTGCTATCGTGTAGAAGTACGTGAAACACAGAGCAACATGGCTTTCCGTGAAGGCCACAGAGAATGGAACGAGGATTTATTCGCATGAAATTTAAATTAGGTGATTTAGTTAAAAAAGTTTCTGGGTCACAATGGCACGGCACCGTTGTTGGTACATATTCCACTGAACTAACCCCCGAAGGTTACGCAGTCGAAAGTGCCACTGAAAAGGGTTCTGTACAAATTTATCCAGCCAAAGCACTTGAGCCATGGAATACTAATGAATAGTCTAGAAAAAATCTGGGCCAGAGCAACAGGTCATCTAATGGGTAATACCGACGATGACCGCCCAGATGTTCCTATCTTAACATTAAGAGAAGCAAAGGTAGCTTTGTTTTTAAAAACTTTTTGGGTAGTATTACACGTGATAACTTGTTGTTTTATTATAGCAAATGTAATACATAATTGGTGACATATGAAATTAACAGATAAAGATTGGTTGAAAAAAGTAACTACCGCGTATCAAGCATATCCATATCCGAGCAAAGACATTGAAAGATTTGTTAAATGGATGTACGAACAATACGGCATTGTAGAACCTAATAAAGATAATAAATGACTTTTTTTGATATTATCACTCCTATACATCTTTCCGACGACGAGATTATATATAAAACGTCTTATAAGGACGTTGAATTAATATCTCAACTTATAGATGAGATCAATATAAAAGGTAACGGTAGGAATGATATGTTCGAGGCATATATTACCACACTCGATTTACATCGTAGACATCCGGGATTTCAGAAATTAGATAATCTGTTAAAGAATATGTTTGCTAAATTTTTTAAAGAATATTTCAACCAAGCAAGAAATTTAAATGCTATAGAGATGTGGGGTGTTAAATACAAAGAAGGGGAATATTGTAAAAGACACAAACATAGTAAAAAGTTCGATGTTTGGTGTGGAGTTTTTTACCTAACAGTTCCAGAAAATTCTTCTCCAATATTGTTTGAAGATTTCAATCAAGAATACTTCCCCGAAGTAGGCGACATTTTATTTTGGAAGGCGCATTTATATCATAGCGTCGGTCCAGGAACAAATACCAAAGAGCGTATTTCAGCAGTTTTTAATTATAGATAGGATATAAATGAAAAAGATTTTAGTAACCGGTGGTGCTGGCTTTTTAGGAAGTCACCTTTGTGAAAGATTAGTCAACGAAGGACATCATGTTCTTTGTGTAGACAACTACTTTACAGGCAGTAAGAAAAACATAGAACATCTTCTAAGTAATACAAACTTTGAAGTTATTCGTCAGGATATTTGCTTGCCTCTGTATGTAGAGGTAGATGAAATTTATAATCTAGCTTGTCCAGCAAGCCCATTCTACTATCAATGGGATCCAATTCAAACAATGAAAACCAGTGTAATTGGCAGTTACAATATGCTAGGACTAGCTAAACGCACAGGTGCTAAGATTTTACAGGCAAGCACCAGTGAGTGCTACGGTGATCCAACTGTACATCCACAACCAGAATCATACTGGGGTAATGTAAACCCAATTGGTATCCGCAGTTGCTACGACGAAGGTAAACGTGCTGCCGAAACATTGTTTATGGATTACTTTCGAACACACAACGTCAAGGCCAAGATTGTACGTATTTTCAACACCTACGGTCCACGTATGGCAAAGAATGACGGTAGAGTTGTCAGTAACTTTGTTGTTCAAGCTCTACAAGGCAAAGACATTACTATCTACGGCAGTGGAGAACAAACTCGCAGTTTCTGCTATGTAGACGATTTGTTAGATGCCATGCAAGCACACATGAATCACACAAATGACGAGTTTATTGGTCCGGTTAATATTGGCAACCCAGGCGAGTTTACTATGTGGGAACTGGCGCATAAAGTAATTGAGCTTACAGGAAGTAAGAGTAAAATCCTACAAATGCCATTGCCACTAGACGATCCAAAACAACGTAAGCCTGATATCACATTAGCAAAGAACATGCTTAACTGGGAACCTAAGATCAAACTTGACGAAGGTCTAGCTAAGACTATTGACTATTTTAAGAACATAGTTTAATGGAAGATTTCATTAGAATTTGGCCAGGTAAGGTAAGCCCGGAAGATTGTCAAGAAACTATTTCAGCATTTGAAGAAATAGTTAACAATCCTGACTTGGCAGAGCATATCCATAACAATGCCCGGCAATTCTCTAATTCGAATCTAGGTAGAAAAGACCTTGCTGTATTTTTAGAAAATCCAGCTCTAAACAAGTTAGACCTTGCCAGCAAATATCTTTACTATATTCACGATTGTTTATTAGAATATATTGAAGAATTTGGACAACTAAAAGATGTACCAATGAGCAACGGGTGTTGTTTGAAACTTCAAAGAACTCTGCCCATGGGCGGATATCATGTCTGGCACTACGAAAATGGAGATCTCCCAAAACATTTTCCTAGAGAACTGGTATGGATGATTTATTTGAACGACATGCCTGAAGGTGAAGGCGAAACCGAATTTCTTTACCAAAAGAAACGTATCCGTCCAACGCAAGGTACCGTGGTTATCTGGCCGGCAGGAATGACACATCCGCATCGTGGCCTAACCGTTTATACACAACCAAAATATATTTTAACTGGTTGGTATTATAAAACAAGAACAGAGTAGTTGACTTCTACCGTAAATCAGTGTATAATAATAACATGACATACGGAGTTATAGCACAAGAAGTCGCAGAGGTATTTCCAGAAATGGTTATTGATGGCTCACCACCTACACCAGTTTTATCAGTATCTGCTCCTCCCCAAAATAACATCGTATTCCATTCTAGTAAATCTGAGATTCTTAGAGTTGCCGAAGATGGATTTTATGTTAGAGGTGTAAAAGTTCCTGTAGACGACAACGAAGCAGCCGCTGTCTACAAGGCTTTCAAAGAGTTTTTAGTTTATCACGCACTTACAAGGAATTAATATGAAATTTGTACAATGGTTTGAACGTAATCGTAAATCTATCGGTTACACAATTGGTGGATTGAACATAGTATCTGGGCTAGGACATCTAGCAGACGGGCAGTTTTGGCCAGGTATACTTTGGTTGGTTCTTGGTATTTCTTTGGTATTTGATGCTCATCAATTTAAATGACCACTAACTGGACTGTGACTCTTGAAGAAGATCCCGAAACAGGCGATCTTATTTTGCCTTTGCCGGAAGATATGCTACAATTGCAAGGGTGGGTCGAAGGCGACACACTTGAATGGCTCAACAACGGTAACGGCACATGGTCGTTACAGAAAGTAAAAAATGACTAAGAAAATCGGCTTTGCCTGTAATTGGATTGATCACGCAGGTCAAGTAGATGGCATCAAACCCAAAGATGATGCTAAAAAATACAACACTGGTAGCACAACTGTTGCTTGGCTAAATAGACAAACAAAGGATGTGGCAGAACAAAAGCTCTGGGACATCATGGAGCAAAATCTTGCTTCCGCAAAACTATTGGTAGAAAGAGTAGGACAACTTGAAGAAAATCTTAGGATGGTCCGTCTTAGCAGTGATTTGCTTCCTGTGTATACCGAACCCACTTGGAGTTATTTTTGGCGTAGGCCAGATGTTATGGATCGCTGTAGTCGAGGCTTTTCGGACATTGGCGACATTGCTAGGGCTAATAGCGTTAGGCTTAGTTTTCATCCTGGACAGTTTACTGTCTTGGCTAGTGAATCGGACGACATTGTAAATCGCAGTATTGAGGAGTTTGAATATCATGCTGACATGGCACGTTGGATGGGTTATGGCAGAACCTTTCAGGACCTTAAAATCAATGTACACATATCGGGTCGACGAGGCCCCGAAGGTATCCGAGCAGTTATCCCAAGACTCAGCCCCG